AGAATATGAAGAAATCTTGAAGAGGAGTGGAAAAGCATTACTTGATTTAGCTTTCAATACTGGATTAGATTGGGATATCGGTATGTATGTGGAACATTGCTATAAAAATGATTACAGATGCACTGATATAAAAAACAATACATGGTATAGATTTGAGAATCATAGATGGAGAAAGTCACAAGATGCATTTGTGTTACGAAACAATTTATCAACTGGTATTTATAACACTTTCAGTGAAAAATTAGCATCATGGGCACCAGAGTTGAAAATCAAATATGAACAATTAGATAAAGGTGATGATATGAAAAAAGATCCTGAATACAAAAACAAAGTTAAAATCGTAAATAACTTTAAAAATGCCACATACAAAAATAAAATAATTGGTAAAGGATGTTGTGCAGACATCTTTCATCAATCAGCTGAACAAGAAGAATTCGACAAATCTCTTGATTCATATCCTAACTTGCTGTGTTTCAATAACGGAGTATATGATTTGGATTGTAGTGAATTCAGAGAAGGTCGCCCCGATGACTATATTTCATTGTGCACAAACATTGACTATATTGAATATGATGAAAAAGATCCCGTATACGAAGAAATCAATAAATTCTTAGCAGAAGTTCAACCTGATGATGAAAAAAGAGAATATATTCTTAGAACTCTTGCTAATTCATTACATGGTTCTAATAGAGAAGAAAAGGTTTACTTTTGGACTGGTGAAGGAGGAAATGGAAAGAGTAAACTGTATTCTCTCTTGGAAAACTGTATGGGTGATTATGCTGCAAATATTTCAGTATCTTATATTACAAGTAAAAGAGCTGCTTCTAACTCAGCTAGTCCTGAAATGATGCAAGCAATCGGAAGAAGATTTGTTGTATTTCAAGAACCAGAACCTAATGAAAAAGTAAATGTTGGTATCATGAAAGAAATTTCTGGCAAAGATACTATTCAGTGTCGTGGATTATATAAAGATGCCGATTCATTCGTGCCTCAGTTTCAAGTCATTTTCATTTGTAATCAATTGCCTTCGTTGCCAGCCGATGACGGTGGAACATGGAGACGTGTGAGAAAAATCACTTTCGACTCTAAATTCGTAGATGATCCTAACCCTGATAATCCAAACGAGTTCAAGATTGACCAAGATTTGGATAAGAAATGGCCTGAATGGAAAGTCCCTTTCATGTCTCTATTGATTCATTACTATAACAAATTCAAAGATGTTCCAAACAAAGAACCTCAAGAAGTTATCGATGCCACAAAAGAGTATCAACATGGCAATGATGCATATGCAGAATTCATTGAAACACATGTTGAGTATTCTACAAATGTGCAAGTTCCTATGTCTTTCACCGAACTATTTGCAGAATTCAAAGAATATTGCCAATTATGGAGCAAGGGTAAAGAAATTCAAAAGAGTGGTGAATTACAAAAGAGTATCGAACGCATGTATGGTAAACCACATAAAAATAAGGGTAAACTTGTATGGAAACATCTTAAATTGAATAAAGTCAGTTCAACTCAAAGAGCAAATGAAATGATGTTTACCGAAGATGATGAATAAGTAAGTGTTGAAATAAATATTAAATTAACAATTATTTTTTAGATACTTATCAATAAAAAAAATAGGTTTTCTCTAGATAAAAGTTATCATATTTTACCATCAGACATGTCAAGCACTATATTTTTGTTTCTTTGAACTATCTCCTTGTCATTGTCTGTCATATACTCTATATCCGATATGTTGAGTCCACAAGCGTTGCGATTATCAGCCCAAAATTGATTGTTTACAACGTCTTTTTTGTTTCTTTCAATTACGTTAGAGTCTCTTATTAATATGGCTGTTTGCACTCCCAAGTCCATCAAAACCCGTATTAACGGTTTTCGCATTTCTACACCATTTTTTATAACAGCACATGTATTGGACTTTTGACCTTCTGGTAAGTATATGCATTGATTCTCTTTTGGACCAAGTATCATACGGGTTACGTCTTCAGATAATTCAGGATATTGCATTCTACAGTTGTTGAAGAGACGTTTAATATCTTCTTTTGTTATATGTTCCACATTTAGATTATCATAGTTATTATAGTTAATACTGTGATCAAAGTAATTGTTTGTAATGTTAATGTTATTGACGGTTGCTTTGGAATCTTCAGCTTCTTTTCTTTTTTGTTTCTCCTCTTCTAATTGTTGTTTCAGTTCTTCAATTTCTTTATCTTTTTCATCTTTACAAGGAACACATTTTCCAGCTTTGATATGTCTGGATTTACCACTTCTATTGGCAAATGTCTTTTTACAAAATGGACATTGTAAAGAATGATTGTTATTTTTAATATTTAGTTGTGATTCATTGTTAAGAGTAACATTTGGGGTAACATTGTTACCTTTAGGGATAACATTATCTAGGCAAATGGTAACATTTGGGGTAACATTTACAGGGTCAATGGTAACATTTGGGGTAACATTATCAAGTGTATCTAATTTATGCTGTCGTTTTAGTCTCCTTTCACATGCATTTGGACTGTGTTTATGCAGTTCTAAATTGTATTTTCTATTTGTAGCATAATTACAAGTCTCGCATATAAATGTTTTATTACTAACCATATTTATTTCTTAATATGTAGAATATAATTTTTAAATACGTTGAACTAATTTACTAGAATACTAAAATCTAATAATTAGTTAGTAACATATATATATATCTTAAAAATAAAAAGTCATAAAAATAAAAAAATTTTGAAAAAAAAATTTTTTTTTGAAAAAGTTTTTGAAAAGGGTTATTTTTTCACCATTACTTTTACCCTCCATATAAACACGGTTTTACTACACTTTAACAATCAAAACGTATATTAATTGATCCACAAATTTGTGTGAAAAAATGATTTATACATTTTTAAAAAGTTATATACTATAATTAAAATGAATAACGAGTCTCAAGATATAATTAAAAGTTTTACTGTTGTGAAAGAAATGCTGACTGATAGGAACATAGATATAAGCAATTTAGAATCTTATTCTGAGAGTGAGATTGAGGTCTTGAACTCTGCTTCGAACACAAGTGGAACAAAAAACGGGAACATCTTTCAAATAAAAGTGAATGACGACATCAAAATCATATACCATATGAAAAGCAAATTCATCAAAAATGACTTGAAAAAATTCTTATCTACAATCGAAAAAGATGAAGAATATAAACATATCATATTCATCTTCAAAGAGAAAATCAACAATAATAACGAGAAAAACATTCAGGATCTTTTAGAGGGAGTTACATATGAACTATTCCCAATTAGAAACCTTTTATTTAACATCACCAAGCATTCTTATGTTCCCAAACATGAGCTTTTATCAACTGATGAAGCGTCTGAAATAATGAAGAGGTATTCTATTAAAAACAAGTCACAATTTCCGATTATATTGAAATCAGACCCAGTTGCACGCTATTACGATTTTAAACCAGGACAATTGATCAAAGTATACAGATCCAGTACAGCAACTGGAGAATCCATAACATATAGATATTGTGTATAATTTAAATATTTTAATAATATAAATTACGATAATGGCAACTGCACTAACTTCTCCTGGTGTATTAAGTACTTTTTTCTCAAACATCAAAGAAACTATCCAAAATCCTGAATTAAAAGAACATCCTGAATTAAAAGAACTCATAACTGCTTTAAGATTCATTCAACTTGATCGCACTTTAACTACAAATGATGCTACAGCAAAAATTACAGCTACTATGATAGAAAATATAAACAAAATTCAAGAAAGTGATATCCCAGCCACTACTACCAATACTACTACCAATACTACTACCAATACTGCCAATACTACTTATACTGCTACGGGTACTACAACACTCAATAAAGCTACCACACCTATGGCGGATGCAGATAAGAAAAAAATGAATGGAATTCATCAATTCAATTATATTAAGTATACAGCTCCTTCTGGTGGTTCTGCTAAAAAATACGAATACGTTAAATTAGACGTTGACATAAATGATGGAGAATACAATATTACTGTAGTTGTAAAAGGAAAATCTAATGGTGAATTATCTAATAAATTCAATACAGTTCATAATTTCCTTGTTAAAGAAAGACTAAGTGAATTAGTAAATGATAGAGTATTTAAACTATTTTCTACACCTGTAAAAGATCTTGATTCATTATCTAATGGTTCAAGGGCCTTTAAATTATTAGATTTTAAACCAGACAATCATCTTTATAACAAATCATTCATTGATATTATATTAGAATTAGAAAAATACACAGAAGATTCAGCAATTCCTGACAGCGAAGAGACAGTACCAGGAGATACTAAAGGTAAAGGAACAGACAGATATGAGTTATTTAAGTCCATTTATAATTTCATGAAAGAAACAAAGGTTAAGAGTATTTCTGATGAAAATAGTTTGATTATGGATATTGTCAAGTTTCAAAATAACATCGATAAATCTAAACAAAACATTAAGGAGGAAAGAAACAAAATTTACACATATTTATCAAGAGATAAAAACTATACCAAAACCCTTAAGACAAAAAGAACTATGTTATATTTATCCATAGCTGCTTTAGTTATAATCAGTATACTATATGGAGGCATCTTATATAACAAAGGTATGTCTAATGCTGATAAATCAACAGTAGTTTTAGTAATGGCTTCATTAATACTCTTTACAAACATGGTATTATACATTATGAGATTCACTTTCCAATCAAAAGAGACTTTTGTAGATAAAAATGATACATCTACAACTGATAAACCCCTTGGATTTGCATATAATGCAGGAAATGAGATTAATGTCAGCACTATTATGAAAACTTTTTCTTTAAAATATGCCGAAATTTTATCCAAAGAGATCAAGAATGAATATTATGATGCTTTATACATTAGCCAAGAGAAAGATAAAAAATTATTAGATCAATTAGAAAAAGAGCACAATATCAAATCGCACTTCCATCAGTTGAAGAACAATCTTACTCATTTCAAAATTAATGAAACAAAAGAGTATTCTAAATTATCTCAACTTGCTATCGTGCTTGTAAGTTTAGTAGCTATATTATACTTAGCTGTTCTTCAAGATACAATTGACATGAAGATCTTTAAAATTGTCTCTGGGTTAACATTCGCAATTTTCGTAACATATTCACTTTTAACTGTTAAGAGCATTATGCTTAGAGATAAATACGATTGGGATAGATTCCATTGGTCAGTTAAAAATGTCAAATCAAACATGAATCCAGAACAATGTCCTTTACCTGGATTCCCTAACTAAATTCTTAGTTATTAATTTTTATTGCATTATATTAAAATGGGTATCATAATAGACTCACAAGATCAATTAAAAGACCAAATACTTGACACGGTTATTATATTCTTTTTAGGATCATTATTATTGTTTTTCTTCAACACAATGATAAATCATCCAAGAATCTTCATCGTATCTTTCGCAACATACATTACAATACTTATACTGTTACATACAATATACTTGAATAGATATTGCACAAATAACAATAGTCATAAAAATAAACAGAATCTTTTGAATTTCATGTCCATTTACACTATATGTTTGAATCTGCTCATGATATTTGTTGTATCTAATGAATTCATCTAAAATATAGCCTTTTCAAATCCGTTAACTTCATGATTGAAAACACCTTGAATGTCTAAGGAGTTTTCACCTAATTCGTTGTAGAAGACATCATAGTTGTATTTATCAAATACATTGTTTTGAACATCATCTAAATTTTTGGCACTTACTTCGTATTCTTTGATGAATTCATCATTCATGTTTTTTATTTTTGAACAATGACCAGGTAACTCATTGGTTTCTTGAGCTTTTTTAGGTTTTTTATCATCAACTTTCTTAATCTCTTTTTCCTTTTTCTCTTTAGTAACTTTAGTGTCTTTTGCTTTTTCAACACTTTTAACTTTATCTTCGCTAAACTTTTCTTTTACAGATAGTTTGCTGAACACGACATATGCGATAGATACGAAGAGTAATCCAAACATTAAATCATTCA